GCGCACCACCAGCCGCGTCGAGATCAAGACCTATAACCTCGACACGCTCCTCGCCATGCTGGCCGAGACGCAAGACCCCACGCTCGAAGCCTTCATCGGCTCTGTCCTCGACCCGCTCCAAGAGGATGCCGCCATCGAACTCGCCGATCAATTCGCCCCCGGCGCTGGCACCGCAGCCAATATCAAAAAGCTCCGCGAAGGTGGCGAAGTGGAAGTCCCCACGCCCTATGTCTTCGAGAGCCGCCCGGAGTGGTGCGCGCTGGAGCCATTCAACGACATCGTTTTCCCCGCCGCCACCTACGACCTCCAGCGCGCCCCATGGATTGCTCGCCGCGAAATGGTCACTTGCGAAGAACTCCGCGAGCGCATCGTCACCGCTGGCTACGACGAGGATTTCGTCGAGAAAGCCGAGCGCCAAAAAGGCTCCTCGCTTTGGCCGATTATCGTTCAGCAATCCGCCAACCGCCGCGACCACCTTCTCTTCGAGGAATACCGCGACATGGTGGAACTCTGGCACATTTACTCCAAGGAGGAGGACGAGACGACAGGTGCTACGAAACTCATGTGCCGCGTCGTCCACTCCTCGATTAGCGACGCCGCCGCCAAAGAAGAAATCCTCGAATACGCGCACGGCCAATATCCCTTCATCGAACTCCCTCGCGAGCGCATCAGCCGGTGCCTCATCGAGGCACGGGGCATTCCCGAAATCGTCGGCACCATGCAGCAGGAAATCAAAAGCCAGCGCGACTACCGAGCCGACCGAGCCAGCATTTCCATCCTGCCGCCCATGCGAGTCCCAGCCAACCGGGGCAAAATGGACATCATCCTCGGCCCTGCCGTGCAAATCCCCGAGCGCCGCGCCAATGAGTTTGGCTGGCTGCCGCCGCCGCCTTTCGACCAAGGCACCATCGAGATCGAGCGCGCCGTCCGCCGAGATGTGAATGAATACTTCGGCTTGGCCGGAGAAGGCGTCGATGCGAACTACGCCCAGCTTGCCACGCAGCACACGGTGGATCGCTGGCTCCGGGATTTCAAAGCCATCGTCACGCAGACCTGGCAACTCATGCAGCAATACATGCCGCCCGTCCAAATCCTCCGAGTCTCGGGCGGGCAGAACATTCCTTTTTCCGCCAACCGCGAGGACATCCAAGGCAAATTCGATCTCTCCGTCACTTTCGACGCCAAGCAGCTCGATAGCGAACTCCTCGGCATCAAGCTCGAATACATCACCAAAAACCTTGTGCCGATGGACAACATGGGAGTCATCGACCGCGCCGGGCTGGTGAAGTTTATCATGTCCACGGTCGATCCGAACATTGCCGACCTCATCGTCCGCGACCCCGGCCCCGCCGCCCAGATCGAGGCCGACGAGGAACAGCTCGCCTACACCAAGATCGCCGCCGGAACCGAGCCGCCATTGCCGCAGGAGGGCGTCAACTTCCAACTCCGCGCCCAAGTCCTCCAAGGCATTATCCAAGCGAACCCCGCCATCCAGCAGCGCCTCCAGCAAGACGAAATTTTCCGCAAGATGATCGAGGCGCGAATGAAGGCATTCGAGTTCCAAAATCAACAACAACAAAACGCCGTCATCGGCCGCCAAGGCACGCTCCCCGCCTTGCAACAACCCACCGCGTGAAAGCCGTCACCTACAAATCCCTCCGCGACGGCGTGCTTCGCCGCATGGGCCTCGACGCCGCGCAGCCGGTCATGGATTCCCAAGCCTCCGCGCTTGCCGACTATCTCGCCGAGGCCGTGGATGTCGCTTGGTCTTTCTATGTTTGGCCGGATGTCACGCTCACGGAGCAACGCACCCCGGCTATCCATACGCTCACGCTGGAGGAAGCCGCTCCGGCTAATCCCATCGGACGCATTCTGCATATTTACGACGAGCATCCCGGCAGCGATTCCTCCTACGCGAAAGAGTTGGATTTCACCCAAGGCGACACCACTGCCGAAATCACTGACGACAGCCATGCGGATTCTGTTCCTGTCTGGGTGCGCTTCCGCCTGCCAGCGCCGCAATTCACATCCGAAGCTTACAACGCCGCCACCACTTACGCGCCGGGCGATTTGGTTTATCACGCACCGACCAGCGATTGCTACCTCTGCCTTGCCGCGACCACTGGCAACGCCCCGACAAGCACAGCCTACTGGCGGCGGCAGCAAGTCCCCGCCTACCTCGCCGATCACGCCCGCACCTACGCGCACGCGATGACATTGGAAGAGGATGGCCAATACGACAAAGCCGCCTACCAGCGCGCCCGCGCCGAGGGTCAGCTCGTCGCCCGCATGGATGAGTTTTGGCTCCAAGCTTCCAAGGTTCACCACTTCTCCGCCCGCTTCCAATAACACCCCACTTGACAACCAACCCACATAATCATTCATGAACGCTCGCATCACCACTCGCAACGGCGGCACTTCCGAAGTCGCCACTTCCGCCACCGGAGCCTCGTTCGTTCCGCTCCCCGCGCACCGCGCCACCAAGGTCACCCTGTTTAACTACACCGGCCAGAAGATCGATTGGAAGATCGACAACGGCTCGTTCATCGAGCTGAACAACAACCTCGCTGTAGCCATCGATGGCCTCGTCGGTTCCCAGCAGGTCAGCGTCCGCCGCACCGACCTGAGCGGGTCGCCCGTCACGATCAAGTTCCACTACGCCGACTAAGCGATGCGAATTTTCCCGCTCACACCTTCTGCCGCGCAGGCCGCCATCGTTTCCTCGGGAACGCTCGCGGACCTCACCGCCGCGCAGCTTGGGTTGATTCAAGAAGGTTCGTTCGTCACCACGAGCGACGGCAAACGCTGGCAGTATAAGGGCACCGGCGACAAGACGCTCTCCGCCTCCTACATCCTCATCTCCGACGAATCGCCGGAGTGGGCGGCTATCGAGAACAAGCCCGTTCTCGACTTCAACAGCTTCACCTTTTCCGGCAACGGCACGCAGACGGTTTTCAGCGTCAGCGGCCTCGCCGACAACAATCCCTCGAACACCTTCGTCAACATCAACGGCGTGTCGCAGGAGCCCGGCAGCGACTACCAGGTCAACGCCGCCGCGCAGACCGTCACCCTCTCCAGCCCGCTTCCAATCGGCAACAAGCTCGTTGTGACAACTCTCGGCCTCATCCCCGTGGAAACGACTGCCACCGCAGGAGCACTCACCAACACCAGCGTCGTTGATGGAGGAGTTTTTTAAGTTATGACAACTCTCACAGCCGATCAATTCGCCAGCCAGCTCGACCTCTCGGCGAAGACCATCGTCCTCCCGGTCGAGACCGACGCCGTTGTCCACTATGTGGACCGGTCAGATTTTCCGACGGTGGGCCGCCTAAAGCGCCTGTATGTCGCCCAAGACACCGGAGTCGCGTGGGCGTGGACCGGCACGAATTACCAGAAAACCTCCCCGACCACCGACGAATTCGCCGCCCTGCAAGGCGAGGTCGATCTCGCCGAAACCTCGGTGGTCACCGAGCGCAATGCCCGCATCGCCGCCATTTCGAGCGAGGCGACAGCGAGGGCGAATGCCGATGCCGATCTCTCCGCGAGCATCAGCAGCGTTTCCAGCGACCTCACGAATGCGCTCGGCACGGTCTCTGGCATCGAGTCCCGCGTGTCCACCGCCGAGACCGCGATCAGCACGACCCTCCCCGCCGCCATCGCCGACGCCGAGGGCTTCGTCCAGCACGACACCTATTCCGACTTTCCCGCCACCGGACGCCTCAACCGCCTGTATGTCGCTCGCGACAACGGGACGCTCTGGCGCTGGACCGGCACAACCTATTCCCCCGTCCCTGGCGAGCAGGACGGAGGAACTTATTAAACACCGCCGCCAACACACACACAGAAAGCACCCACTCAAATGGCAAATCCAAAACTGAAATTCCTCCGTGGAAATGGCGCACCCGCGTCCTTGCTCGCAGGCGAGCCAGCGTATGACATCCAGAACCGCATTCTCCGAATCGGCGACGGGACCGACATGGTCAAAATTGGCGGCAGCGGAGCAGCAGTCATGCTCGAAGGCAACCAGACCGTTGCAGGCGTCAAGACCTTCTCCAGCACCATTTCCGGTTCTGTTGACGGCAACGCCGCCACAGCCACCGCTCTGGCCAATTCCCGCGACATCTCGCTCACGGGCGATGTCACCGGCACCGCGAGCTTCAACGGCTCGA